GGCTCTCCTAATACTTCATAGCCTTCTGTGCCTTCTATTAAATACGATTGAAACCCTTCACTGAAAGTCTGGTCTGAATTGTTTCTTTCTTCAACATATCTTAAGGCGTCCGTTGAAACCTCTCCTGATTTATCATCGTTTGGCGTACGTGGTAAAGCTTTCGGGTCAGTCCTATTCTGCGTTTCCATGCCTTTTAAAAACTGCACCTTTGGCTTGATTCTGTTTATTGTGATAGCAGGCTGTTTTCTGTTCTTTAGGCTTCTGACTTCCCGCTCGGTCCATTGATAGCCATCGTAATAATCACGGGCTTTTTCTGATTGCTCTCTTGAGTCATAAGTGGCATCAATGTACTCTTCTGCGTATGAAACAACTTTATCCAACATCTCGTCTTTTGTTTTTATGCGGTTCGCCATGTTTCTTCCTCGTATTCGTCAGTCATATACCTATCTTTAGGTGTCTCTTTCTCTGCTGTGCTGATATATAATCCATGCTGTCTGTCAATTTGTTGACACCCTAAAGCAATTGAATCAAATATATCTTTTTCACTTGCTCTTGGGAACTTTCTTAGCTGATATTCACAATCAAAAAGCCAATCTGGTGCATTGTTATCTTTTGCTGGTAAATGTATAACTCCTTGCTTTGCTCTGCCCTGAAACGGTCTACCTTTTGCTATTTTATCACCTTTTGGCAACCAATATTCTAAGTTAGGATAAATATCATCTTTTCTCATTTGCAATGATAAAAATGGTTTGATTGTTCTTGATATATTTTCTGCCTCTATTGTAAAAAGTGCGGTATCCCATGTTTTATGAACATCTAAAATATTTTCAATTATTTCAAGTGCGCCCCAATGTCCTTTTCTTATTTCTGCAATGTATAAATCATTTTTTCTGTTTACACCAAGCACAGCAATTGAAGTATCGCACGCATCTTTCTTTTCTGATATTGCCAAGTCTGCTGATGCGTAAAACTGTAAATCATCAGGAAGTTTTTTATATCTTGGAAACCATTTCAACTGCATAAAAGCGTTTTCATCCTCTGGTGCTGGATCAAGCAAATAATTACAAGAATAAATATAAATAGAAACAGATGGATCATTTTTAATTTCATCAAGCTTCTTTTTAGAAAATTGCACAGGCCACAAAACACGTTGTTTGCCTTTTTCTTTCCATTCGGCGGGTTTCTTATAAACTCTATATTTCCCAGAATCTTCCATTATTCTATGCAAATCACCGTCATCGTAAATAGTGCCACAAACTTGAATATTACCACCGGACTGTAATATAGATGATCGCATAAGACCATAACCATCTATGTTTTTTTTCAACTGCTCCGCTGTTGTTACTGTTTTGTCTGTTACCAAGTCATCGCCTTTTATCCTTGCAAAATGCAAAGATGTTGGTTGATTGTCAAGTCCATATACCCCAATTGTCGGTTCTTGTCTGCCATCGTGCCCTTTAAGTATAAGTTCTTCCTGATTCCACATTGAACTTTCTTTTTTAGGCTCCTGAAATAATAAATCAGGAAAACACTCTTTAAGACACCTATTTGTTTCAAGCTGATATTTAAGCGGTCTAAGTTTCCAGCTCGCTCTTTTCTGTATATCGCAAAATATACCAATGCTTTCATTCGGATTTTTAAGATAAGATTGCAAAGTATGACCTGTATTAAATATTTGAGTCTTGCAATGACCACGTGGCAATAAAAACAAAGAGTTTGAAATGTCTTTTTGTATTTCTTCACAAAATTCCTTATGCGGCACCCAGCAAAGCCACCAATAACCAAGAACATATTTGACAAGGAAATATAAATCACGTTTGATTATCTCCCTCATCGCCATTATTTTCTCTTGTGGTGGCAGCTCTTTCAAGTGCTGCCAAAGTGGCTGATAAGCCTTGTCCGGTCTCCAAAGTGGATTTTGTTTCAAAAGCTTCGCCCCCTGTATTTCCTAATAACAGATTATCACTCCAACCAAAATTCTTTAGAGCAAAGATCGGACCAGTTGCCTGTTTTTTCGTATGCAATCTTATTTCTGAATAATTCTCAACTCTTAGCTTATGTCTCTGTATAACACCTGAAAAATCTTCTCTGAGTTCATAATTCAACAATGTTCTTCTTGAAGTATTCAGATCCATTGCAAGCCCTGTTATTGTATACGGTATTTGCTCCTTGCGCTTTATATAATTCCCCTTATCATCTTCTATCAGATCGTCATATTCGTCTGTCTCATAGTCGCATTTCAAAAAATACATTTCACAATCATAATCAAGATCAACACAATTATTATAAAGTAATGGTCTGCCTCTTGCTTCTTTTTTTGTCATGTTGAGAACCCATAATCATCGTTTAAATCTGGTTCATCATTGTCAACTATATTGACTAATATTGTACGCTGATCAATTTGACCATCACCAAACGTGACTTTATTAACGATTGTGTTTTCTCCTGGATCACCTGTTATTGTAACTCTTGTTACACCTCCAGAACTTGAAGTCCCTGATAATGTCGCCGACCCGTCTATTAAGGTCCAGGATGATGTTGATATGCCGCTTGTGGTCTCAACACATTTCCAATTGCCTTTATAAATCAGGCTTGCATCTTCTCCCTGCTCATATCTAAAATTATTGCCTAAAAGCGGGTTGAATGTTCTTTTGTCTACGTTCATTTTATCCCACCTTCGATACAATCATGCAGATTATAAACCCGAACAATACACCTTTTGAAAAAAGTACAACAGTAGCCGCCCTGCTTGTTTGTTCAATTCTTTTGTATAAACTACTCATTTAAAACCTCGTCCTTTGATAAACTTTTTATTTTTATTGCTGCCTGTTCTAATATTTCAGCAGTTTCTTTCAATGTTGCATCTTTTTTGAATTGAACGGCAATTCTTTTTCCCTCGCCTCCAAAGTCAAACCCTATCCCATACGCAACATTTAAGTAAAAACCTGCAAGTATTATTTTTTTAAGTTTATGAGTTTTTTCCAAAACTCTTATCTCCAAATTCTGCAACGGCTATATAATATTTCATTGCTCTTAAAAGTCTCAATGTCCTTACAAATCTGTATTTTGTTTTCTTTTGAATAATTTTTATCACATTAACCAAAAGTCTTATATCTGCCTTCCATCTATCTCGACCGAGATAATAATCTAAATCATGAATGACTCAGGCCAGCTTAACATTTAGACCCCAAATCGTATCAGGGACAAACTTATCCCCTGTTTCTCCTGGGCCTCACCCGCCAGTGTTTAAAATAATTTCACTCTCAGGCATGTCGTGAAACTCTTTTGGTACGTCTAAACCTAAATCTAATATTTCCTGTTTCATATCTTTATCCTTTGTTCACGCCATGAACATTCAATAATGGCAATCCATACGATGATTATTAAACCGTTCAAAGCGTTCATTCTTAAAGTGCTGTTCGTGTTACACGTTACAAAAATAGCACAAACTGCAAGTATAAAAATAATATTGTCTTTTATTTGTTTGTATAGTCGTTTCGCATAAAAAGCCAAAATAACCAGGAAACCCATACCCATTTCAAACCATGTATGCAAAAATGTATTATGCGCTCTATGAAAATATACGTCATTCACTACATCAAAGAAATTATTGTGTGAAATCGTTTTCCAATGACCAAGACCGAAACCCGTAAGAAATGTCTTTTTAATTATAATCTTAGGTGCTATTTCAAACGGCTCAGTATTAAAATATAAAAGAATAGCTGCTTTCCATGTTGTATATCTTGCTGAAAATTCTGGTTTATCTATAAAGATATACGCACCTATCAAGATTAAACCAAACGTCATTAAACCAGTGAATTTATGCCCATGATAAAGACAGTAAACACATAATATTGCTGCAAGCGCTAAAATACCACCATAAGACCGTGATAATAGCACGCCTATAACAAGTAATGGTATAGCATATGCCCAATATCTCCTAAAAAAGCATGGTAAAGTAAGTGCTGTTAAAGCGCTGGCTTCATTTGGGTTTGCCGTGAGTCCTGTCAATGCCAAATTAGACTTAATTCCATATATTTGATAAGGGTCAATATTGTTGTATTGAAGGAGGAGAAACAATACATGTACAAGACCCACGGCAGCAATACCATTAAATAAATTTTCTTTTTTTATATTTAGCTCAACAATCGCATAATATAAAGCGACACCGCAAACAATCACACGCAATGACTGCATGCTTAAAAGACTGCACACGGGCAAATAACTTGCATATGATGCTAATATCAGAAACCATCCAGGCCAAGTGTATTTCTTATATATTAGAAACATGCCGAATATTAAAGAACAAGAGTATAACAATGAAACTTCATAACTAAGTCTAAAGCTATTCACCGGCGGCCTGTAAACGAACGCAAGGAAAATAATTATTGGTACTATGTAGTTTTTTAGTTTCATTTTAGCCTTATTATAAAATCATTCTCGCCACCAATTGATTGATATCCGACATTTCTTTGATCAGCGCCTATGTTTGGCGTTTTTGTGTCTGTGTGCTTTCCCCAAGGATCTGTTTGACCTGAATCGTTTACACCTGATATTAAAACTGCTGTGTCCTTACATGGTGACCCTTTTCTGAGCTTGCCTACTGAGGTTATTTTTGGGTCCCCTGTTAGCTCTGTGGCATCTGGTGTCCATCCAGCAGAATAATAACCTCCGAACATATTGTTTGTGTGAGTAAACGACCCACTAAAACCTGCGTCAATATGTGCATCTGAGTTTGCTCCTGATGTTGTGTTATAACCTATACAGTTTTTGACAATAACTGTGCCGGAACCTGCGACGCTGATACCTCTACCGTAATTATTAATTGACGTGCAATGATATAATGTAAGGTTGTTTGCAGCACCAGAGTGTGCATTAAAACCACTATTGTCCGCTGCCCCTTCTCTGCCGTTGTTTTTTGCTATACAATATTTGGCTGTAACTGTTGCTCCACCGTGCGAATATACGCCACCTGACCAACCATATGATGCTATACACCTGTTTAAAACTGCTGTGGATGCTGTGACATAGAACGCTTTGATGCCGTCATATTTCCCTGTACAATCTGTTAATGTAGCAGATGCCCCTGTGTTAATAGACCAACCATTACCAGAATTATCTTTACCACCTGCAAACGAGTCGCAATCGGTTGCTGTTACGCCTGTTATTGCACCAGTAATATTATAATTGTTATTTGCTCCGCATCCCGCCCACAAATTATCAAGCACAACATCATTTGTTGATACTGTTACAACATCGTTAACGGCTGTTGGGTATTCAAGCGGTTGACTGCCCTCAAAGTGTATATCCGCTATTGCCTCACCATTGAGTTTGTAATATAAAACGCCTGACTCCCAAAACCATTCACCAGCGTTTAGCGTGTCTTTATCGCTCCCCATTACTGGCCTTGATAAGTTTAAAACACCACCACTTGACCAAGCAGAATCAGAGCATTTAGCTAATACTTTAACCTCTTGCCCTATTGTTAGCTGATAAGTGTCACCGCTGTATTGTGACCATGCATAAGTATTAGTTGTTGGAACTACTGAGATATCATCAATGTAAGACTCGTTATCATAACCGTGATTAGGCGTAAAAAAATATCGACCTGCTGCGTTTGAAGTGAACGTGATCGAGTATTCTTGCCAAGCGTCAACACTTGTTCCAACGTCATCATAGGTATACGCACTTGT